AGTTCAGCCCACCCGTAGTAGCCAACTCGCTGCTGACGATGGAGAGTTGGATCTTCAAAGACCTGAAGTGCTTGCTTCATTGGCATAACAAAGCTGTCATTAGCACCTTGGTCCAAACCAACAACCAACTCAAGGTCGCTAGCTTCCAACGCACCGCCAAGTCCGTTCACGAAGAAGTCTTGGTATTCTTGACCTTCGCCAAGCTCATCAAGATCGTGAAGGTTGACACCAAAGATACGGGTGATAGGAGCACCACCTTCACTCGCGGTGTAAATTTCGCGACGAGTAACTTCGTCAACTTGATCCAATCCCCAGTTTCGCACGTCTTCGAGTGCTTCTGGCGAAACGTACAAGTCGGTCAAACGACCACGATTAGCAGAGCCAGTGTTACCACCAGCATTACGACGCATGACGGTTTGCATCAAGCTAACAAGTCGCTTGGAGAACAAACCAGCAGTTGCGTCTCCGTCATAAACCAAGATGTTACGATCAACACCGGCGGCCAAAAGGGTGTGCCATCCGTCATCGTTCATCTTCTTGACGAAGCCAGCTTCCATGACCTGTGCAGCACGACCAGCTACATCCCAACGTGCCTCACGAGCATAACGGAGCAAGTAATCAATGCTCGAAGTGATGCTGTAGGTTGGAATCATGACGTAATCGCTTTCAACCGCACGCTCAGGAACGCGACCATGACCGGGATTAGTGTAAGCTACGTGCTCACCCTCAAGTCCCGGAGAAATTAGATCGAGAGGATACTCGGTAGAAGCTCCCGGCTCGACATTGATAGTCTCGAAAATATTTCCGAGAATGTTACCAACCAAAACGCCCTTGCGGAGTGGAAGCTCAAGAGCTTTAGCGAATTCACGCTGTGCTGCATAAGCCACGTTTTGATCGTTATCGCCAGTCTTTTTGTAAAGACTGAGGAATTCATCACTAGGTCTTTCTGTAAATGACATATTTAAATCTCCTTTAGATTATGGCTTAGGCACCGTGGTTAGGAAGGTTTACGTAAACTTTAGCGTAGCCATCTGCGTCCTTTGCGGACATAAAACGGCCAATCGCTAGATTGCCAGAGGCAGTAGCGTCTGCTGCGCCATCAGTAATGTAGCCAGCGTTTCCGCCAGCGTCAGAAGCGTAAGCAACATCGCCCGGACTTGGTGCTCCGTCAATCATATTGGTGACAACCCAACCACGAGTCAAGACAGTAACCTTACCACCAAGTTGGATTTCATCTTTGTACTGGTTAAGATGAGTACGGGTAAGATCTTTGTTAACAACATCGTTCAAAAGAATACCAACTGGAACGTCAGTAGCCGCTGCCTGCTGGTAAGAAACGGTGTTGTCGCCTTGATCGAGTGCTGCGCCAGAAGCGCTAAGTGTTTCGAGGCAAACAACTCCACCACGCACAACTGCACTGTCAGTATAGAAAAAACTGATGTCAGTCGATTCTTCGTATCTATCTGCTTTAAGAGCCATAGTTAAAATCTCCTATAAAATTACTTGTTTTTAAGAACATGGTTAGAGAACCAGTCTGCAACGCTGGCTCTTGCTTGATCTAGTTCGTCAATAGCTTCTGGCTCAACCATAGTTGCTTCAGAAGTCTCGACATCTTCAAGAAGTTCTGGGGTTACTTCAGCTTCAGCTTCTTCATCAGCTTTAGCTTCTTTTTCCTTCTTCTTCTCAAGTGCTTCTTTAAGAGCTGGTGGCATACCAGCTTCTGCTTCATCGTCTTTTTTCTTCTTCATGTCGCCATGCTTGTCAGCTTTTGGCTTCTTGCCATACATTGCAACAACAGAATCGAAAGCGTCATCAGCAAGTCCATCAAAAGCAGCAAGAGCAGCATCAATGTCATCTGCTTCAAAACCAGCTTCTACAAGAGCAGCTTTACGCTTCTCCATTTTTTCCTTCTTCTTCATTTCTTCCATGTGCTCTTTAGCTTCAGCAAGTTGCTGAGTTGATTGAGCGAGGGCATCTTCAAGTTCAGCAACGCGAGCTTCAGTTGACTTAATAGTTTCATTAAGCTGCTCGATATTAGCTTTGCTTTCTTCTGCCGCAACTTCGTAAGCCTCAATCTTGGAAGCAAATTCTTTGTCTTTTGCTTCTTCAATTTTAGCTTTAATAGCTTCGTTTTCGGCTTTAGCAGCTTCAAGCTGTGCCTTGACTTCAGCTAATTGCTCTGTCAATACATCTGACATTTTAAATTCTCCTATTGAAAGTATAGAATTACTATCTACATTGAATTGTGCAGCGCTTTTGCTTAATATAACACTTCTAGAATTAGCGGGCTTTGATACTAATCCCTTGCCAGAAAATGAAATATTCGACAGAGCGCGACCTAACTTATAACCTTCGTATTCTCCGGTTCCGCCATAAGCCCTAAGATGTTTTGTCAAAAAAGCAGAAGCCTCGCCTCTTGGTAGAACTTTTGCAACTCCCTTTTCGTCAATTAAAGCGTAATCAAAACCAGCAAATAGACATTCCATCGAAACATACCATTTACCCTGCTCGATTTCTGCAATAATTTTTTTCATCCTATCTCTGTTCTCTTCTCCGGTCCAACTATTATAGAGAACAGCTTGAGTTATAATGTCAAACTCGTCAGGTCTTTCCAGTTCGTCGTCTGCTACAGCTTTACCGTCTTTGGTTAATACATAACTTCCGGTTATATGACCGATAATATCGTTTTCATTGTGCATAAAATTGAACTGCTTATCTTCGGGGGTATTTCTAGCAGCCCAAGTTGAATCTGCGGTGAAAACATCATCGTTTTTATTCCAGCCGGTGGAAACCAAAACAGACTCTAAATAGTACAGGTCTATCTGATCTTTGTTTTCTGCGACCACCCTTTCAAGAACGTCTGCGTTAGAGATCACCTCTTTAGCAACCGCTAGCTCGCCCTTTTTAACAGTAGCCTCAGAACAATACGCAAAACTAGCGGTGCTCTTGACGAGATCGCCAACACCGTCGTTAACTTCTTGTTGATAAATTTTTATTGACATTTTGTTTACCTCAGACAATTATACACAAAAAAAATTTTTTTTCAAAAAAACACCTATTTCTCATCAATAACAGACTGAATATAGGTGCCGATAACAATTTTTTTATAGTTTTCGGTACTGGTGCTAACATCTTTTAAGTTTCTAAATTGCTTAGGAATAGAAGATTTTGTAGCTACAGCCTTGAAAATATTTTCATTGTTTAGTGCGCACAAAGGCTCAAAAGATAGGAAGGCAGATAGTTTTATATTATCTAGCTCAATAGCCTCGTCTTTAGTGAGTTGTCTAAGATTTGCCTTGGACTTCATCTCAAGGTATCCTTTATTCAGACACTCTACAGACTCAAAGGCAGATGTAGCCCAAACAACAAGCTCTGCGACACCGGGAGTGCTTTTTGGCGTATCGACCCTTTTCTTTCGCGGTTCCTCATCTAGTGAACTTGGTGGTCTTCCAGATTCACGAACTGGCTTTTGGGGTTGCTTCTTTTCTGCAACCTTCTCTTGAATATCTGCCTGTTTATCCATTTTATCCATTTCAAACTGCTTGTTTGCATTATGGAATGGACTAGCTTTTGGTGGGAATTTTTCTATATCCCTTGCTTTATCTTCACGCTGTAGTCTAACCTTTTCAACGCCCGGAACTTCCTTGAATCTCTCAAGAACTGTTTCGTGCGAGATAATGTCTCGATCAGCAAGTTGAATAAGCAAGTTCTTTTCAGAAGCCTCATCAGACAAGCTCATTTGGTCATATACAATATGAAAAGGCTTTCTAAAGCCCATAGCTTTTCTAATGTCTTCTAATTCTTTTTCCCAGAATCTAGTTAGTTGATCGCGACCGTATTGCAATCTCTCGACCAAAGTCTTTAGCGAGATAAAGTTATTAGTAAATCCACCACTCTGACCGGCAATACCAGTTAGAGTAGGAGGAACTCCCAATCCAGCATATATGCTATTTAGAACGGACTGGTATTTTTCAGACCCTAAAAATTTGTAGACCTGAGAGTTACTCTCTGTGAATTTGAGTTCTGGACCCCAAACCAACTCCATAGTCCCACCGCCAGTATTACTAGCTAGAATATTACGAAGTTTGTTGATACCCTCTTTTGTTGGCAAAACTTTATAGTCAAAATCACCAAGGGTCCAGAGTCGGATGTTAGAAATTGCACCATCTAGAGCAGCAAGATCAGCGAGCTTCATTTTTTCAAGCATGATAATATCATCTAGAATAGCGTACACCAGAGGGTGTGCCCACTGTTGCCAGTCGTCTTTCTTGTAATGATGAACCGATAATCTTTCTGGGTCTAACTCAATCTTCCTGTCTTTTCTATTGATAGCGTTCTTAATTTCAGTAGGAAGAGTTTCCAAAACTTTAATTGGAATAGTACCATCTTTAAAGTTATCAAAGAAAGTGTTAGCGGTAAGGGCGTAGTCTTTGCGACCTAAGAATAGACTAATATTCCCATTTTTCATATCTACAGTTAGAGGATTAAAGAAATTATAGCGCCACGGTATGACGTTTTCTTCAATCTTGGGTGTTTCTACTTTTATATCACTAGCTAAAGATTTGATATACTTGTTGATTTCTGGCGTGATATTTGCATAACTTCTATAGACAAATACGTTTCCGGTCTTATAAAGGTTGTTTAAGAATCTCTCTGACCTTTCCTTGCCACCAATCTTTTTAAACCATTGTTGTCCAAACTTTTCAACGCTCTTATTTTCATGAACGATGTTGATGCCTTGGCAACCAAAATCCCCCATAAGATCAATAATATTGCGAATAATACCAACCTTATCGTAGGCATCCATACACATCTTAATTGCACGCTTAGACTTTCTGGGAACCTCTTCCTCTGGTCTAAAGGCATAGTAATCATTTGAGCCAAAATGAGGCTTGACAGATCTATTTGCCTCAATGTCTAAAAAGTCTCTGTGGTAAGCTCTAGCTACACCCTCGTAGGCTTGTTGCGACTCTGAAAATTTCTCGAAAGCCTTGGCTTTACTTGTAGAATCTCCGTCTTCCCAGCTAATGATGGGGTCGTTAGGCATTTGTGTTTTCCTGTTGGTTAGCGTCGTTCTGATTGATTAAATTCATTCAGATTATCATTCGCATTATTATACACAAAACGCTAGTAAACATCCTTCATACCATCTGTAAACCAAGCTGGCCCAGAAAACATCTGAGCGCCTTTCTTTGCTTTTTCTATTGTAGCAAACCCTCCGTAAAAACTATAGTCAACAGGGCTTGGCGCTCTAGCGATTGTTCTGGCTGCCATATTAGCCATGATTAAAGACGAATAACGGTCTTTTCTGAGTTTCCCTTTTTTGCCTGTGCCCACCACCGTCTCTGGCGTATCCCACTTGTCTCTACCTGTAGCGGTCTGTGTTATCTGGATCATTGTAAGTTCATCTTTTAGATCCTCGATTTCCATAACGCACTGCTCTAACGTGTCGTAATTCCTGCCTTTTAAGCCATCCTCTGCGTTGGCAATACCAAGGCTAATAGAGTCAAACATAGGAAATAAAACAATCTTATCTTCTAAATCTTTTCTTAATCCGTGATTGGCCTCTGCTAACCAGTCATATTTAGAAAATTGACACATCTCTAGAATATGTAAACCTCTTTGGTCATCTGTGTCTTTTGGTTTATCGTCGTCGATAACGGGCCATATAGCATGTTCTCCTTCTTGGATCTTGTCTTGGTCATGTAGGGTTTCCATAACCGCGATACCGCCACCGCCAGCGTCCATAGCAATATGAATACATGGGAATATTTTCATTAGGTCTCTGATTTTTCTGGCGCAGTAAGCATAAAAGTCGCTCTCTTTAGAATATCCACTCTTAACCTTCTCTTTATGCTGCTCTCTATTGGTAGTCCAACAGTGAACAATCTTTCTATGGTCCTTATTAACTTCTAATACAACAATGCTAAAATTATCAACTTCCGATGCGGGGTCAACCCCAAAAACATATTGTTTATTTTGATCGCCACGAAGTTGAGCTTGAAAACAAATATCGTTACCGTTCTTATCCTTAATTGTACCTCTATCGTCAGTCACGCAGGACTCAATAAGTGTACGCTTGAAGAAGCCCTGAGAATCGCGCGTAAAGCACGCTCCAAACTCCATCTGATAAATTCCAGCATGAACTGTCGCCTTCGATCTGGCGACCTGTGAGGCATCCATAAAGCCCTCTGGTAAAAGCTCGTATGGAACACGAATAATTGAATAATCTTTCCACTGAAAATTTTCTGGCGGATCTTCGCCAAAAATCTCTCTTAGTCTAGATGGTTTGCCTTGACTCTTAATAATAGATTTCCACCTCTTCCAGTAATCAGCGAAATGATTGAAGTCGTAATAAGCTGTACCAGAAAGGATGATCTGATTGTCTTTCTTATCAATAACGCTTTCACTTTCTTGTTCTAGTTCAATCCCTAGTTCTGCTGCCTTCTTAGCGGCTGCAATCTTTTTAACATTTTCGATTGGATCAGAACTAACAGCAGCGAAACCAGCAACGACAGTTTCAAAAATATCACGAGGTATACTTGCGAATTCATCACTA